AGTTAAAAAATGCATTGATAAGGGATGGATAATAATAGAGAAAGAGGAGAAAAAAGAGGATAAAGAAGTAAAAGAAAATATTGATAAAGCTAATAGTAAAAAATAAATTATTAAAAAAATATTAAGAAAGGGACTCGTCAATGAAATGAAAAAGAGTAGTTGACGAGTTTTTTTTTAAGGAGGAAATAATGAAATATAGGGCTACAAAAAAAATAGAAATTTCAGATCTGAGTGCAGATCTTGATGGTGATGGAGTAGAAGCAATTATATCTTTAGATGTGGATCAATATATACCTGTATCTGAAATTGATCCAAAAATGTTTGAAAAATCTTTACATTCAGGTGCATTAAAAAGATGTATTGCAAAAGGTTGGATTGTAGTTGAACCTGATGTAGATTTTGGGGAAGATGAAATTGATGAAATGGGAGTATCAAAAGTTCTTTCAAAAGTTGTTAATTGGATTATTTCTAATGATGTTAGTATAAAATATAATAGTTCATCTTATAGTGGATCTATAGGACAAGATATTGAAGTACAATTATTGGTTACGGATGGAGATGGAACTATTGATATCTTTTCCAATAATACAAAAGCTGTTGTATCTTATTCTGGTTCAGTAGATACTTCAAAGATAACGCTTAAAGATAATAATGGTAATATTATTACGAATGGAGGTACTACTCCTTATTCTAATAATGGTATAATTTCTTTAAAAATATCTAGTTCGATGGCTCAAACTGTCACATTAACTATAATATCAAATAATAGAAATTTGCAGATACCGAATTCAGATACACAAATAGTTATTTCTTAATAGGAGGATAGAATGGCAAAAAATACATTAACAGTTACAGATGTAAATGCTCAACTTCGAGAAGCTCCTGATTTTGATATCCTTACAGTTGCTCAATCAAATACAGATTATCTTCATGGGGATGGTTTTTGGCCACTTTATATGGATAAAATGGCAAAGGTTACACCAGGGGCAGGCTTGAATATTCAAGTTGCTGATTATTACGCCTTAGTCGATGGATACAAACTTTTCACAAGAGGGTTAAGAGCGCTAAATTGGAATAAATATGTAACAATAGGTATTCCTACAACTAAAGTTGGAACAGGTGATTTTTATCTTTTGTTAAGGCCTAAACTTCTTAAAACCGTTGATTTAGACGGGGATGGAATAGCGGAAACACCTATTAAAGAGCATGGAACGGGAGAATTCTATTTCGATACATCTATTCCTAGCGATGGAGCTATACCTGTTGCGAAATTGAATATACCAACTGGAACAACTCAGATTACAGAAGCAATGATTGACAACTCAGTAAAAGTTTGGCTTCCAGATATTCAAAAAAGTTTAAGGGAGATGAAAAAATATATAGATGAAGCAGTTGAAAGAGCAAAGCGTGAAATCTATGATTTTATTTTAGGTGAATATACTACTCAAGTAAGAGATGAAATTGCCCAAGGTAATGCTACAATCAGAGCAGAGTTGGATGCAAAATGTAGTGCTCTTCAAAACCAGATAAATGATTTAACTGTTTCTGTTAATATAATAAGGCAAAGTTTATCTGATTTTCAATTTTATGTTAATGGAAAGATTGCTGCACTAACAACTAAAACAGATGCTTTAAGTCAAGCAATTGCTGATTTAGGCAATGCTGTTTCTGAAAATACTGCTTTTATACAAGAATTGAGTAGTAATATTAGCAATATTGAAGGTGATATTGTAGCGCTTCAACTTGAAAATCAAGTGCAAACTCAACAAATTCAGCAATTACAAACACAGACTGGAATATCTCAGGGTATTTTTGATTTAGGTAATGCTATTAGTTTAATAAAGACAAATTGGTCGATCCAGCAAATTCATAATTTAGGTATAAATCAATTGTATAAGGGTTATACAGATATTCTAAAAGATACTAGTAATATTGATGCTACTTCAATTAACTATGCTCTTAATTCAATATTAACAAGAATTCAAGCAGTAAAACCATTAAAAGGTTTAATTTCTTGGTGGAAATTTGATGAGGGAATGGGAAATGTAGCATTAGATTCATTTGGGTCTAATAATGGTATCATTTATAATGCAACTTGGGTTGATGGAAAAGTTGAGAAGGCTTTGAATTTTAATGGATATAATACTTATGTAAGTTGTGGAATGAGTGATACTCTTAATTTAAACGTTTTATTTACAATAGCAGCGTGGATTAAACCTAATAAATTTCTTTCCTATATGTCTTGGGTAGCAAGAAATTACGATCAATATAGGGCAACAATGGGAGGATATGCTAATCAATGGGGTTTAACATGGTTTGATGGTTCAATATGGCATGATTTATGGGGTGGTTCATTAGATATAGGGCAATGGAATCATGTCGTGATAGTAGTCAATGGAAATGATTTTAAATTTTATAAGAATGGAGCTTTAGATTGGTCAACCACAGCTACTAATAACATTGCTTCCTTATCTGGAAGAGAATTTAGAATAGGTAATCAATGGGGTAATGGAGAGTATTTTGATGGTATCATAGATGAAGTAGCAATTTTCAATCAAGCGTTGAGTGCAAGTGAAGTTTTTCAAATATATAATCAAGGAATAAGTGCTTTATCAGGAACATTCACACCAGGAACAGTAATAACTAAACCAGTAAATTATGGAATAGTTCCTACGAAAGCAGTTGTTTCTGTTGTTGGTAATGGTATTACTCCTTATATCTCAAGAGACAATGGAACAACTTGGACACAGGTGACACCAGATACAGAATTCACTTTCACAACTGAACCTTCTGGAAGTGATATTAGATTGAAGTTCACATTAGATACGCCTGATAGTTATATTGATAACTACGGATTATTTGTTAAATAAGATTGACTAAAAACACGTAAAAAAATAGACTCGCTAACGAAATGAAAAAAGTAGTTAGCGAGTTTTTTTTTAATTTAAGTTAATTTGTAATTGTTGATTTTATTATAAGGATTGATTAAATGATAGCATTTAAATATCTTTACCAACACGTATATAATATAAAATAAGGATATATGATACGATTAACCTATCACTGTAACTTAAAAGGTAATAAAGAGAAACTAGAGTTTTTCGAAAAGCAATATAAGTATGCACAAATAATAGCTAGATATTACCTTTGGTATGTTAAAGCAAATAAAGAGTATAGAAAGACAGAAATACATAAAGCTACCTATAAAAAAATAAGATCTAAATATCCTTTTCTATATAGCAAATTAATACAACACGTTAGGGATAAAGTTTTAGCTTCTGTTAAAGCTAGAAAACTTTACAAAGTTAAAAAGTTAAACATTCCTTTAATTTTCGATTATCAAAATTTTAACATAGAATTTAAAGAAGGTTATTATAATGCTTGGATAAGGTTTTGCAAAAGGAATTATCCTTTGGAAGGATTAAGAACCCTTAACAAGTTAAAAGAAGTAGTTAAAATAAAAGAAATCCAGATAAAGAAGATAAATAAAGATTGGAGAATTTATTTTGTTTGTGAAGTAGAAGAGAACAATAATGTTAAAGGAAACCAAAGATTAGGAATAGACATAAATATTAAAAATATAACTCTTTCTAACAGTAAACGTTTTAACTTAAAACAATATGTTCATAAGAAAATAGAATACAGAAAACATAAGAATAGGGATAAAATTGAAAAATATTCTAAAGATTTCTTCCACAAAATGACTTCCGAACTAGTTAAATATCTAATAGAAATGGGAGGTTCTCAAATTATATTAGAGAATCTAACTAATATTAGAAAGTCAAGTTCTAGAAAAGAAGGAACGTCTAAAGGGAAAAATGTGAATTATTTAATCAATAATGTATTTCCTTTTAAGATGTTTCAGACTTTTCTAGAGTATAAATGTAAGTTAAATGGGATAGATGTTAAGTATATTAATCCAGAGAATACTAGTAAGACTTGTGGTTTATGTGGTTCTCTAGATACTTATAGACCAAAACAAAGTCTATTGGTTTGTAAATCTTGTGGAAGAAGATTAAATGCAGATCTAAATGGAGCTAGAAACATCTTGAGGTTTTCACTTCAAGATGGGTTACTGAATCATTCTAACCCGTCTGAGCTCCTTAAACAAACAGACAAGCCTATCGACTTGGTCGAGGGTAGATAATAGAGGAAAGAATGGCTGATGAAATTTTTGATTTAAATACTCAAACTGCTAGAGGTGTAGTAATTTTATATGCTAAATATAATGATCGATATATACCTGTAAAAGTTTTAGCTGATGGTACTTTAGAAAGTAATGTTAGTATAAATGCATCAGATATTCAAATTGGTGCGATAGAATTAAAAGATTCAGATACAGGAGATCGAGCTAATGTAGGATTAGATCAATCCAAAAAAGCACTATATATTCAATCAGAAAGTTTAAATAATGAATTACAACTAATTAATGGAAATTTAGGAAATATTGGAAATGAAGTTTCTCAGGTTAAAGATAAATTAATTAGTGAAGGTATAACTTATAAAGAATGGATTTGGCCTACAGAAGAAATCAATATTACATCAATTGGATTTGTTGTATTGAAAGCTATTGATTTAAAATTAGTAAAATCCAAAACATTTTATTTTAAAAATGTGGGAAGTAATGATATTTACTTAAATTTATCTTTAAGTGTGAATGATGAAGATTTTTATATTGTTTTAAATAATCAAAGATTAAGTAGTGGAAATTATGCAATTTTTACAGAAAGTAATCCTTATATGTCTCTTAGGATTGAAGGTAAAGTTGATTCAGGAACAGGTATATTAAGATTATGTGGATATGGGTTAGGAGGATAATTCATGCCTATTCAAATTTTTGATGAAAATAATCAACCTGTTACTAATGTTAATGTTGTTGTTAGCAATCAAACTCAATTATTAGATAGTCAAAATAATTTAATTAATCCTGCCAAAGAAGATGGTAACCTACAAATATTGTCTAATAAAATAGATACTAATTTATCTACGAGAGCTACTGAAGTTACTCTGCAGAGTGTAAACACTAATTTAGAGGGGATAGCCCCAAAAATTGACGCTATAACAGCTCAACTAAGCACACAAGTAAGAGGGTTATTTGACAATAATGGTAATCCTATAACATCTATTTTAGTCCCAATATTTGGATACAGAGGAATTTCTAATGTTAATATTTCACTAGATCAATACTTAACTTTTAACAAACGGATATTTTATTATTTCATTGCTCAAAATGTTAACGCTAACGATACTAAGATAATAGCATTGGTTAATCCTTCAAATAGCACTAAGACATTTTTTATTAGAAGAATCTCTATAGCAAGAAATTTAGATAATAACAATAGTGTATTTTTCTATATTAGAACTAATGCTCAAGGTATTACTGGAACACCTGTAAATCAAAATAATATAGTATCTACTTTAAGCGGTGGTACTTCTGTATCAAATATTTACACTACTCCAAATTACACGAGCGCGGGTAGCACAAGATTCGTGATAGGTTTAAATGCTTATGAGGGTAGCAGAGAATCAGTATTTGAGTTTGGGTTTGGTTTAAATCCCGGTGAAAATTTATTCATGATCGGTAACGCTACCTCTAATGGTACGCCTTGTTTTATTACTATTGAGTGGGCGGAGGTTTAAATGTTCGATGTGATAACTTTAGATTACTCACAGTTCATAGACATAGTAACAAAGAAAAGGGCAAGAATACAGTATATTGAAAGGGAGAATCAATATTGCTTATTTGCTTATGATGGGCCTATTAAATATTCTACTACCATTTACAGGCAAGATCCTAATATAAATGGATTTGATTGGACGCAAGAACAAAATAATTTAAATGATTTTGAAGCAAATCATAAAGAAAATGCGAATAGGCCTATAAGAATAAGTCCGGTAGATGGAGATAGTAAATTTCATCCTTATTTACTTGAGATACTTGATAATCAAAGTTCGGGAACAATTGAAATAGATTTTGGGAGTATTTATAATAAAGATGTAGAATTGAGAAGAGTAAGACCAAGACCTGTTCAAGCAAAAATGGGAGATAAAGTTCATTTTGAAGCGTGGGTTAAAGCTGGTGTTTTAGGGCCAGATCCAGTTAAAGTTAGGGAATTTGGAGAAACATTGCTTGAAGGTGGGGATGGATGGATAGGAGAATGGTATGAAGGAATAGGAACTGGTTTGATTCCATCTTATGTATTTTTGAAATTAGTATATGAGAAAGGAACAGATTTAACTTATAGAAGATTTTATATTGATGTAGAAATCGTTGTGTAGGAGAAACGATGATAAGAATAGATGGAATTTTGCATAAATTCATAAAGAGGGCTCAATTAGAGCTTTCAAATCAACCTATTCCAAAAGGATTAATATTAGTATTTGAAGGATTGGATGGGAGTGGCAAATCTACTCAGGTTAATTTATTGGCTAAAATTTTTGAAAAAATTGGAAAAGAAGTAATTATATCTAAATGGAATTCTTCTGAAAAAATATCCGATATAGTAAAAGAGTTAAAAAATAAAAGAGATTTAAAACCTCAAACTTGGGCATTATTAGAAGCAGCAGATTTGTATGAACGAATTAGGAAAGATGTTTTACCTGTTATTTCTAAAGGAGGAGTTGCTATTTTTGATCGTTATTATTATACTGCATTAGTTAGGGGTACTATAAGAGGATTAGATTATGGTTGGGTAGAGGATTTATATAGGTATATACCTGATCCTGATTTTATTTTTTATTTTAGGATTAATCCCGTAATATCTATGTCAAGAGTAATTAAGAGATCCGAAAAGTTGAGTATGTCAGATCTTTTAGATATTGATGATGCTTTAAAGTTTTATGAATCGGGTCAAGATTTATCTCTTCATCAAAATCCTGCAATAAATTTTTATTTCTTTCAACAGAAAATGAGTTCTTTATACGATAAAATTTTTAAAAAATTAGAAAATAGAGTATGTGTTTTAGATGCTTCAAAAGATATTTTTTCAATTTATGGAGATATATTAGAGTTTTTAAGAGAAAAAAAAGTTTTATCTGGTTTTAGAAAATATAAAGATATTATTTATTATGTAGAATTTCCTAGGGGATCATTTAGAGTAGTTGGGGATAATAAATTGATTATGCCTTGTGATTATGGGTTTATTCCTAATACAGTTGGAAATGATTTTATGGAAGTGGATGTTTTGGTTGGTTCAGAAGATAGTGATTTTGT